TCAGGTTCCAGGACGCCTCCTGTCCGGTCGTCTCCGGGGTATATTTGAAGATTTTGTTTTTCCATTTCCAGTAGTAGGCGTCAAGTCTTAATTCGTAATCGTAGCCGGCGGTATTGGTGTTGAATGCGGGCTTCTGCAAGTCGCACACCTCGAACAATCCGAAGTTACATTCCACGTATGAGCCAAGTTTGAAATATATGGGATTCTCTAAGGAGAACTTTAACATGATGTAGTCCTCCTTCATCAGAGTGAACTTACGCTTGCAGCCTTCATTGATCAAAGTTGTAAGCAGGATAGCACCGGATATGTCTTTGATGTCGATTTGTTCCATGTCTTCAAAGTTCGGGGATAAAAAAAAGAGTGCCCAATTTTGAGCACTCACATACACGACAATAAAACCAATGTCGTGAATTAGCTTCTGTTTGCCGGATTTGGCTCGTTAAACTTGGCTGAAATTTTTCCGAAAGTTCGGTCTAAACTCTGTGCGTAAGTGACACTCTTGCCAGTATAAATAAGATGGTAAACCTCGCTACTATTAGCAGGAATCTGAATATCAACCACACCTTTATACAGCTCATCAAAGAAAGCTTTCTTCTTTGCTTGATAATCAGACTGAGAATTACCCTCGATAGTGAACGAAAGAGTTATTTCCCTCTCATCGACTTTAGGATTATTGATTATTACCCGTTTCCCATGTTCAAGTCGGCTTTTGTTCTCAATAAAATCCTTCATGGGAGCGGATGCCCCAATAACATCAAGAAACCCCTCTCCCATTCTCACGCCCCATGTTGTATAAGCGTTTTCGCCATTAATTAATAATTCATTCATAAACTATAATTTTGCTGTATTCTTTTTAACCTCTGCTATATCTCTTTGCATCTGTTGAATAGGTTTGACGATTGCCCCTGTATTTTCTGAAATCTGTACCAATTCAAGATAGGATTGCGCTATCAAATCCCGCGTATCATCAGCAATATTTCTTGTTTCCGTATTTATGGAAAGTAGAGCATCTGCTTTTACTGTTAGTAAATTAAGCGATTGAGATTGAATGATATTTTGATTCTTTATCTCTTCTCCTGCAATCTGCAATGCTGTAAACCTACCGTTCAACTCTTCGCCAGTATCTTGACTCATTGCCTGAAAACCTCTTGATGAAGAAGATTGGGAATAGGACTCCTGTGAAATCTTGTCATATCCGGTTGCTGCGGCAAGCTCGTCACGGAGCTTCATGGCTTCGTCCACATAACCCATGTATTCATCCATCAGCTCCTTACGCTCATTATTATCAAGCGTACCATCATCCTTCATGGCTTCACCGAATTTATCATACCATGTCCTCAGTTTGTCACTAAACTGTTCACCGATGGCATTTGACAGCATCGCCTGCATGAAATATTTGGATATGTCATCAGCAAAATCCTCCGCACTCTTCTCCATATCCATCAGACTGCTTATAAAACTGTCATACATGGAATCGAATGACATTCCGATCAGGCCCTCATAAAGACTGTCGGTCAGTTCTTCCAGTTTTCCTGCCTGCTCTATATAATCATCCAGCTTGTCGGTAACACGCTCACCGTAACCTCCCTTACCGGAAGATTCCATGATATCCCATAACCATACGTCCGACCGTAGAGCTTTCATCTGTTCGGGGGTCAGATTCCACAAGGAATCGGTGCCGGAGAAATCCTGCATGCCGGTAGCTTTTCTTGCGTGTTCCAGCATTTCATCCGTCCATTTCAGATAATGCTGCCAGCTGCCGTGGCTCTTATGATATCCGGCTTGCTCCTTTGCTATTTGCAGATAGTTTTTATTGACTTCCTCCTGATACTTTACAGCTTCCCTGTAAGATTCAACCGATTTCATTCCCTTGCTTGCCTTCATCTCGTCAGTCAGATCCTCGATGGCCGTTTGCAAAGTTTCATTCCTGTCCGTCAGCCTGTCTATCGTTTCCTGTACTTCCTTGGCGTTTCCACCTATTCCAAACAAGGAGTTGAAGCCTCCGAATGAGATTGCGTTCAGGATGTTTCCTATGCCGTTCCTCAATGACTTGCCGATTGTGACAAACAAATCCCCTGACAAGACATCACCGATAATTCCACTGACAGCGTTCAGAACAGCATCAAGCAGACCACCGACAAGATCACTTAATCCGTCTTTGAGTACGTCAATGATGGACAGAATCCATCCGACGATGGGGACCTCCTTAAGAGATTCTGACGTTTTTCCTATGACATCCTTGAATCCGTTCACGGTTTTGATAATTCCGCTATATGCGTTATACAATCCACCGGATGAAATCTGCTGCAAGCCTCCCAACAAATTTTCCATGCTTGCTTTCAGTCTGGTGGCGGTATCAGTCACATTACGCTGGGCCTGATTGGCGATATCAGTCTGTGTCTTCACATTGGCGGATGCAATGTCAGCATTCTGCCGTGCTGTTTCAAGAGCGTTTGCTGCGGCTTGTTTCTCACTTTCCGTTCCGCCCTTCTGCGCTTTGGTGTAATCATCCTGTGATTTCTTTAGTCTTTCCAAAGCAGCTGTTTCAATCCCTATGGCACTGATACGATTCTGTTCTGCTATTTGATAGGCTTTTACATCCTCTCCAAGTTTCTTGAAGTTGACTCCACTTGTACCACCCAAAGACTTTTCCATCTGGCTGATGGCGTCAATCAATGATTTCTGGCTTGCCTGATCGGAGTTCTTGAACTTGTCAGTCCGTACATATTTTTTCGCTTCGTCCAAGGCGGGCTTTATCATGTCGGAAAACATGGAACCAAACTCACCGAACACAGTAACCCAATCTATATTGGCTTTTATGGCTTCTGTTTCCTTGTTCTGTATGGCAACATCACGTTGTTTCTCCAGTAACTTTACTTGTGCACTATTAACACCGTTTTCTTCCTGTGCTTTCCTTATTTTTTCCGCATACTCTTGGGCGATAGCCAATTTCTGCTGCTGGAACGTGCCATATTCTTTCAAGTAGTCGTTCAAAGCCTGTTGTTCGGCTTTCAGCTGTCCTTCAGTTACATCGGAAATATCTTTATCTCTCATACTTTCGGCATTGGTATAAGCTTCTGAAATTTTCTGTGCCTGCTTGTCGGTCAGCTTACCGTTACCGGCTTTGCTCCATTCTTCCTCCTGTTTTCTTATCGCATCAATCTGTTTCTGATAATCAAGGTCAATCTGTTTCAACTTCTTTTCCGTGCCTTCTATCATCAGGTTGATTTCATCCTGTTGGTTCTGACGGTGAAGTGAAAGAAGTTGTTCGGCTGTCTTTTTTTGTTCTTTTTTTTGCTTTTCAGCAGCTTTTTCCTGCTTGGTCAAAGAACTACCAGTAATACCGCCCAAATTTTTATAGGCTTTTTCAGTTGTTTCTACTCGTTTCTTAGCTTCTTCATACAGCTTTGAAGTAAACTTGGATTTATTCTTTTCTATTTCAGAAAGTTTCTTCTTAGCATCATCCCAGTCTTTCTTCGCTTTCTCATAATCCTGCTTGTAGGTAGTTTTATTCTTCTCTGAATCAATTCGGGTTTGCTTGACTGATTTTGCTGTATCTATAAGTGTTTTTATGTCTTTCACATTATAGATTGCTTCATCAGACAAAGTACCCTTAATATCAATAGGCAAACGAAGTTTCACAGTTCCATTTCCCCCCTTTCCTCTGATACGCTTCTCCAACTCAGAGATGTAGCGGTCAAACTCATTAGTATTAACATCTTTAAGATTGGAAATGAACTGTTCGGAGATGCCTTTGCCTTTTTCTTGCAGCATGACATCACGCATAGCACGCAATTCTTTTAGTTTCTTCACATATCCATCAACGCCTTGCTGACCGGAAAGAGTTTTCAGCAGATTCTCGTAATATTTGATTTCAGATTCAATGTTAGAAAGTTCCTTGGTTTGCTTTTCTCCGGCACGTTTCGCATCTTCTTCCGTTATCTGTTGCTTTAGTTTAAGTATATCAGCCAACTTAATGGTTTCGATGTCATATTGAGCGAATATCTTAGGGTATTCTTTTCTTAACTCCGCTAAACTTCGACCTCTTTGTAAATCCGACAACGCTATATCACGAGAACTTTGTACGAGGGAATCAATCTTCTGTTTGTGTTCTTCTTCTTGCTTTTTAGCTTCTTCTTGCTGTTCATTAAACCTTCTCTGTGCCTTTTCTGCTTCTGTTGCCGAATCGCGGAAAGCCAACATTGCAACTCCAAGTCCTACTACAGCAGTAGCCAACAACACATAAGGATTGGTAAGCATTGCAGCGTTTAAAGCTAACTGCGCTTTTCGTGCCAATAAACGGGCATTGGTAAGTCCAATCTCCACAAGAGTATGTTTACTTTCGGCAGCAGTAACAAGCATCACTGCGGTCCGGTATGTACCATAAGTAACCACTAATCCAGCCAAGATCCTACCTACTGTTTCATAATTCTGAATCAACGAAGTTGTCATTTGAATACCGTCCATGATAACACTTTCCGACTTTGTTCCCAATTCGTTAAACACGGAATCCAAAGCATCCTGCATCATAGACAACTGACCGTTTATCTCTTTTGAAGCGTTTTCGGACATCTGATAGAATCGACCACCAGCGGAAGTAGCATCTATAAATGCCTGCTGAACCATTTCTGCGGAAATAGCCCCCTTAGACATCTCATCTTTGAGGGTAGCGATAGACTTACCGGTCTTTTCAGACATGATTTGCAGAGGATTAAATCCTGCATTAATCATCTGATTGAGGTCTTGACCCATAAGTTTACCGGCAGCGGACATCTGAGAGAATGCCAAAGTCATAGAATTAAACTTTTGTGTGTTCCCCATAGAAACATCGCCAATAGCTTGTAGATAACGGGGAACTTTCTCAGCTTCAATGTTGAAACCAAGCATCATCTGCGTGGCTGCTGTTACATCAGAAAATTCAAGCGGAGAAATTTTAGCGAACTCACGAACTTGTGACATGAGGGCATTGGCTTTCTCTTTGTTTCCCAATAAAGTTTCAATAGCAGTGTCAGCAGCCTGGAACTCGCCACGTACACGAATCATTTCAGCACCTAATGCTTTCAGTACTCCAGTACCACCAATAACCGCCAAGGCTTTCTTCCAAGAAATAGCAATACCATTATTAGTTTCTACAACCTCTTTTGCGTCATCCTTGTAAAGGGCGTATTCATCACGTAGTTTCTTTACGGAAAGACGCGCTTCGGCTTGTTGTTGGGTTAATCCAAATAAAGCTGCCTTTTCTTCATCAAGAGCTTTGCGGGCAGCATTGTATTCTTCTAACTTGCTATTTGCTGATAACGGATTCCTTTTCAATGCTATACGATAAGCATCCCCAAGTCGTTTTACATCCGCTTCAATATCCTTAACTACCGCTTTTTGAGCAAGAATCTTCTCTGTGAATCCATTCACGGCCTGGGAAGCATCGAAGATTTTCCTTTTGAATCCCGTTTCCATTTCCGCTCCAGCTTTGGCTGCATTAGTCACCAACTCATCCAATCTTTGGTTGGATGCAGCAAGTTGGGCATTCAAAGCCTTGAAAGCAGCAGGAGACTGCGTGCCATCCATGCTCATTAACTCCTGCTTTAATTTTGCAATTTCATTACGAAGTCTTACAACTTCTTCCCAGTCACTACCTACCTTAAAATATAATTTCGCCATATCTATTTCTTTTTCCTACGATTAGCCAATTCCTTACCACTGATTCTATTCACCTTCTGACCACCATATACTGCGTGTAATTTATCCCGTTGCATCATCAGCAGATTCCGATAAGGGATAATCTCAAACACTTCTGTATAACTCAGATGCAACGTGTCAATCAAATGGGCTATCTGCCCGAAGAACGTTGTGTTTCCTACTGTTTCGGTTTTGCTGCCAGCATCGACACGTTCCTCATCGAGCTGACACACTGAAAAGCCGAAATATCCATCATAGAGAAACAGACTTCCAAGGCATCTTTGACTTCTTCAAAAGTGCCGTTCTCCAATTCTTTGACCAAACTATCATTCCCGCAGATGAAGCATGAAATACCTTTCAGCATATCTTCAGTAGCTTCAGGAAGCTCTTTAATAGCTTCCATGACATTATCTCCAGTCATGCCGATATTGGAAAAATGATGAATGGCACGACAGATAATTTTAATTGTAGGAGGTTTAATGGTATAAACCATCCCTCCTATCTCCACATTCATGAAATCCAGCCCTAACAAAGCATCAGAAACCGTTTTTGCTGCTTGATTCATATTCTTAAACTAAAAGGGGGAATGGTATATATCCATCCCCCGGTTATCACTCTTGTGCTTTTACCAATGTTATCTCTTTTTTAAGAGTGGTATCAACTTCAGAAGGAGTGGTTTTAATATCTCCTGACTGAGTGACGTACCCCACTTTCGACACTTCATAGTGAACGGTAGCCCCAGCATTCACCTGCTTTGACTTGACCGTTGCACCGTCCAGCTTTACGGTCGCATCGGAAGGAGTAGGTACAATGGTTACTGTAGTTCATGCCTGCAAAGCTTTAATCTGCCCTTCTTCATAGTTATACTCAGAAGAAACACCTTCGATTCCCGGTTCCTGCACCAAGCCTTTTACAGCGATTGCAATTGCCTTATCCGTATTGGCTTCACGGGAAACAATACGGCATTTTGGGAAGATGAACCAGACATCATCATCGGTCAGACAGAACAATGCTTTGTTGATAATAACTTTATCCAAAGCACGCTTCCAACCTACATCTTTAGATGTTGCCTGAATAACATCGCCACCCATGAACGCTTTCTTGGTCTTCCAGTCATATTGTCCGATAGAGAAAGCGGGCGATACTTCTCCCGGCACATCATCGTAACGGTAATTCTTTCCCGTTAATTGGTTCTTGTACCCGGTGACAGAGGCTTCCGTTTCCTCAATCTGCCACGTTTCCCCGTGTACATTCAAAACCTCATCTTTCGCTTTGATAGCGGCTTGAATCAAAGTCTTTGCGATTTCGGGGGTAATGTCTGCCGTTACCTTATCAATGTCGGCAAACAAGATTCTTTTTATTCCTACTGCTGAAATCATAATCTTATAGTTTTACATTTATTACTTCAAATAAAATTCTCACATTCACGTAATGGCATTTCAAAGCTGTATCCGCTTCCGTGCCAATTGATTCGATAGAATAACGATAGGTTGTACCGTCATAGGTGCTTACTACATCATCAAGCAGCTTGCCAGCCTTTCTTTCGAGTTCGTTAAGCCGGATTGTGTTCGCTTCATTCTCGCTTAAATTGGGTACACATAGATTCACTTCTGCGAAAGATTTCTTCCAATACTTTCCCGGCTGTTGTTTCTTCGTGTGGATGACAATCCTTTCGGACTTCAATTCACCCGTCAGCGTTTCACCATCAGGCACTAGATCTATTCCGAAAGCCTTGCAGTCCCGGTAGAGGATGTTTCCTATGTCGGTAGTTACTATCATTCCACAATCTCCCAATCTTCTGCAAATACATCACTGATAGACGGAACCCATGAATCAGCGCGTCCGGTATTCTCATTGTAAATAAGACACTGGCTTGTGTAGTCAATAAAGCCCTTGCCTTTCAGAATAAGGTCTTTTGCTGATTGCGGAATAGATTGCATCTTGGGGATAATATCACTATCAATATGTGCTGGAACCTGTTTGAACACCATTAATCCTTTTCCGTTCCAACCGCTTCTACGAATTGGAAAACCTGCTTTGAGAGCCATAATAGCCATACCAAAATTCATCTTTATTACTTTTGCACCATCAGAACCTTGCATACGCTGTATGCGAGTATCAAGAAGCCGTATATAGTCGAACATTGTACAACACTGCATTTCCAGTAAACACTTGTTGTACATATCATTAACGACTTCATCCATTTTCCCTGAATCTATGAAAGCGGCTAACTTTACATATCTTCCATTGACTTCTTCGGCTTCTATCTGCATACGGTCAAGTGATGTATCGGCGAGTTTATACGCCTCCTCAAACGGTTCCGCTGGCGACCAACTCTCGTACCCGTCAGCATATTTAACGTGATAACCCATGCGCTTTGCATACTCTGCATCAGGCACTCTGCCAACTTGTAATAAACCTCTTTCATAAGCCTCGCCCATTGTCATAGGTTCTGCTTCAATCTGTTTTGTTCCAATGTACTTTTTCATTTTTCAAATTCTTCTTTTAATCGTTTCTCCGCAAATAAAGCAGCACTACTCAAAACATCATACCCTTTAGATTCTACGAATGATGCGTATTCCGCTTCGTTTTTCAATGTCAAACCGTCTTTATTGACATCGTAATCATTGGACGTTCTCAAAGTGAGTGTATGGTCTTGATAATCCCCATGTTCCTCTGCGTACTTCACGGCTTCATCGCCTACATCAATCATCTTCTTTTCGACCTCCCATTCTCCTTCATCGAAAAAGGAGTCGACATCTGAGAAATCGAAATCTACATCCATAATTCCGAGTAGTTAAAGTAGTTTGTACTCTTCACTGTATAAACTTCGCCTTGACCTCTTACGCTATCACCATCCATGCAACGTACTTCATCACCAGCCTTGACAGTAATTCTCTTCTCGCATACCACATGATAATTCGGACGATACACAGAGCCGTTATCAGATGAAAACTCTTTGGTAGTGTTATCATCACAACGGCATTTGCACACCTCCTGCCAGCTTTCACCACCTGTTCCGGGAATAGGTCTGCCAAACTCATCCTTATCCATTGGGGTGATAACTTTTACCTGCAATATGTGTGGGGCGAATATCATAAGAAAGTCACTTTAGGCTTATCACTCAATTCGTCTTTCAAACCGTACCGCTTGCACAGAAATGAATAGTAATCCTTAATGCCTTGAATGTTCCAAGACATAGAAAAACCGCTTTCGCTGATGGAAGTGGCACGAAGCAATAGAGAGGGGATGAACTTCGCAATTGCCACCGACACCCGTGTTTGGCAATCCTCGTTCATCTCACCCCCTCCGCTTATCTTTGCGTTCAGACATATATCGAAAAGGTCAGCCTCCGACAAGTTAACGCCGAAGGTCTGAAACTTCTGTAATATATAATCGTTTACTGTCATGCGTTCATCTCACTCAAATCGAAGTTCACAATCAGGTTCGGGTTCGCAATCTGCGGAATCCATTCGGCTGTGTATTCCAGATAGCGACCATTGCCGTCCTTGTAACCTGAAATCAGCATATCGCCATCTGCCTGAGTGTAATTACGTCCCGGTACACCATCCACAGCTTCATAAGGAGTGTGGAAGCGCATATAACCGATTTTATCCTGCGGAAGCAGGGAAATACGACCATCTGCATAAATGGGGATATTCTTACCTGTTTGGTCTACCACATAATCTTCCTTGATTTCAATAGCCGGAAGTCCGATACCTGTAAAAATGGTAGAAGCCAGTTGCGAGGTGATAAGCCCGGTAGACATATACATTTCATTGCCTGTAAGCTGCATTTTGAACTTATCTCCAAATTCACTTGAACCGATAATATTCTTGATGAATGTGCCACGGCTCATAATCATCTTGGGGAATGTGCCGTAAATAGATTTCAGCTCATTCAGTTTCTGCTGCAAGTAAGTGACGAAATAGTCTTTATCCTCTGTGTCCGGCTTGATAAACTTAAACGGCAAGTCGATGTTCAATAAGTCAATTCCTCCGGCATTGTCGTCCTTGTTCTTCACGCTTGCTGCTCCAGTCATCAACAGAGAGCCTACGATAATGTCCATACGCTTGTGCGGTGCCAGCAATACCTGACGGTAATCGTCATAGATGAAGTCCACGATGTCACGCATGGCTGCTTTCTGGTCTTCCGGTTTGGCGGCATTATACTTATCTATCAAGTCCTGCAAGTCAGACAAACGGTCGATTGAGATTTGATAGCGGTCACCCAAATAGGCAATCTCACCATATCCGGAACCGATATTCCTGCGTTCACGGATAGGCTTTTCGCCATAACGGGAGTTGATGGAACCAGCCATCACGCCAGTAACCTGACCGATGTAGTCTTTAAATACACGAGTAGTAGTCCTACGGAAGCCCAAATACTGCTGCCAATAAATTGTGTCCTTTCTTGTCTTGAGGACACGCTGAATCACTGCATTTACAATGTTCGGGTCATTAAACAATGTATGAATAGTTAGCATCATATATTAGTCCTCCTTTCTTTATTTTGCCATTATACCTGCGTTTTTCAACGCTGTCAATAATCCGTTAAAGTTTTCTACCGACACCGTACCAGATGCATCATTCACTTTGGCTGCCTGCTTTACACCTCCAAGAGCAGAAGTCGTAGCTGCTGTTAAAGTATACTTGTTAGCTTGTGCTGCAACCCCATCCAATTTGACTTTATCTTCCTTACTCATCAAACCGTCCTGACTAGAAGAAGCCTTAGGAATAGATACGGCTTCTTTTTCTTGTTTGACATCCAAAGCGTTAAACTGGAAGTGCGGCATATTCGCCTTGTCAATATCTGCGAAAGGCATTACCAGCTTGGTCGGTTCGATTTCAAACGCACGCATCAAAAGGGAAACCAATACTATGCCATCCTCTACCTGCTTCCTTTCATACAGAGCTGAATTTGCGATAACTTTGGGCGTTGTACCATCTGCGGCTGTCGCTTCGTAAAGAACTGTTCCAGCTTCTAGATTTTCTCCAAAGTCTGCCGCTAACGTCAGCTTATCAAAAGCTTTGTCAGCCTTGTCAATAGCGTTGATTGTCGCTCCATGCGCACCGTTACCCAAGTGCATACCTTTGTAAGCCAAAGAACGTTTCTTGATTTTCAATGTGGTATTGGAGCCTGTCGTAAACTTCTCATATACTTCCACACGGATAGCCACTTGGGATGTTTTCTTCACCAAGTCAGCTGCAATCGGTGTGAATGAGGGCAAGTACGAGCCGACAACGAGGTTGGTTGTGTCCAACTTATACGGACCTCTGCGTCTGCGTCCGGTTTCTACGTCGTAGCGTTCTTCCTGCTCAACTTCCGGTTCAAGATTATACTTAAATCCTGCTGCCATAAAATCACTGTTTTTGTTGTTCTACAATTTCTTTAGTGTCGTCTGCAATCATTTTCGCAAACGCCTGAGTTTCATTCTCCAGTTCTTTTTTTGCTGTATCTGGAGGAACTACACCCTTAAAGCCGTCATTCGCAAACTCCTGCTTCAAGTCCTTGAAGTATGCGTCCAAGTCCTCATCGTCCTTAATGGCGCATCGTTTGGCGTAGTTTTCGGGAATACCATACTCCTTTGCCTTTGCCAAAATCTGCTGGCTACGTGTTGCTTGAGCCTTTTCTGCTTCAAACTGCGTTAGCTTATCAGAAAGGTTCTTGTTGGAGTCAATTAAAGCTTGCGCCCATGCAGGCACATCGTCTTTATTCTCTTCCGTTTTGGTGGTTGTGGTAGTCTCGATTGGCTTACCGTCTTTAAGGTTATGCCTCTTCTCGTAGTTAGTCACTGCCGTTTTTGAAGCATCCCCGGCACGGAAATCACCATAGGAATTAAGCACGTCCGAAAAGCTGATACCCTCAATAATAGAGTTTACCTTTGTCTCGTCCGTTACACCCTCTGCCTTTTTAGTAGCGATTCGGGTTAAGATAGCAGTGTCCACCCCAGCGAATTTCTGTTGTAGCCCTGCTAAGATTTGTTCTAAGATTGTCATACCGTATGAATTTGATTTATAAATTTCTACGGTAAATTTCGCTATTTATAAAGAGGGTGAGAAATAATCAGATAGGTGATACACGACAATAAAACGATTGTCGTAAAATGGTATAAAAAAAGGCGTGAAACCGAATGAATCACGCCTAAAATATATCACGACAAAAACTTATACTTATACTCCCAACACTATATTTGCATCAATATTTAGCTTCCGGCTTATCTCACGAGCAACTTTCAAGGTTGGTTCACATTTACCAGATATATAATCACTTAATCGTGATGGGCTGACACCAACCAACTTTGCAAGTGATTTTTGATTAAGCCCCATTTCGTACATACGAAGTTTAAGAACATCCACAAGTGTTGGTTCTCCCAATGCAAAATGTTCTTCGGAATAATCAGCAACCAAATTAGAAAGAAGCTCCAATTCTATGCTATTTGGGTCATTCAAAGGAGTATCATCTTTCACTAATGGAAGAAGTTCCTCTACTCTTTTCACCGCCCATTCATATTGGGCTTGATTTTCTATCTTTGTCATAATCCTAAATATTAGCGCAATCTATTTTATCATATTCTTTATGAGTACCAATAAAGCGAATATACACAAACTGAATAGTGAATTTAATCACTACTACCAAACGATAGTTATTGCCTTTGATATTGAAAACATAGTGTTGATTACCTACACTATCAACGCTATTAAACGTTTTCTTAATATCGGCAAAACAGGTCCACTTGCTTCTTTTCACAATGGTAGTCCATTCTTGCAAAGCGACCTTTGAATCGGGATGGTTCTCTGCATATTCTTTTAATGCTTGTTCGGTAAATATTCTCATTGGTTACTCAATTATCGTGTGACAAAAATACATATATAATTCTATAATTCAAAATTATATTCTAATATTTATAATTTAAAAGAGCAAAAAAAATAGCGGCAACTCTTTGAAGCCACCGCTAACTATTTTTCTTATACTAAAACTATAAGTCCCGTAATTTTTCTAACTAAGAGGCGTTTTTCTTTCCCTTATCTCCGATTTGCTCATTCTTTGCTGCTTGTTCCTCTTTGATTTCTGCAAGTTCCTCTTCTACCCTATCAGCATTTCCGGCAAACATGATTCCCTCACGCGTTGACCAGATGCCACCACTGACAGCGGAAACGGCAGTGGTCACCTTATCATTCAAATCATCAATCATATATGGAACCAGTTCTGTTTCTATGTCAATGGTCTGCGATGCCTTGCTAAACTCGGTTGGATTGATAGAGCCTAAAGCGGAAACAATGAAATTTACTCTCCGCTGCAAGAACTCACCGATAACCTCACCGTGATTTTCTACCGCCATATGTGCACCCATGAACATAAAGCGGAAAGCGGTTCCTGATGCTTTGCCTACCCCCTTCAACGTCTCAAAGGATATTCTTGGAGTGTTTGACATATCATAAGCCATATTAGTGAGTGTTTCTGCTTCAAAACGTACCGTATCCGGAACTTGGTTCCACGTCAGATACTGGGCATCCGCACCTTCACCTGTAAGTTTGACCATTCTATCCTTAACCTTACCCATGAAACCCTCTACATCACCAATTAGCTTCAATAGTGGGAAGAAATGGTAGTCTATACAATCAGCATAATTGGATAATAGTTTCTCCAACCGGACCCGAAAAGTCTTTATCTTCTTGCAATAAGGTTCAGGACGATAAGCATAGAGAACCGGTAGTTTTGGGAATCCATGAGTAAAAGGAGTTCTTTCTTCATACCCTTTAGACAAATCCCATTGATAAACCATTTTGTCCGTGATAGTCATAAAGCAGGTGACCTCCGAATCATCCATGAGCTTCTTTTTATACTCACGTGAGAAAGCAATCATTTTACCTTCGTCGTTAAAGAACGGGTATAGCTTATCACCTCTGAATGGAGACCATAACACGCTTTTCAGTTTCTTGGTGGGCTTGACCTTGCCACCGAACGTAGTCTTAACTTTCTTCCAAAACTTTGCCCAAAACGAATCATCATCGGTAACATACCAATATTCTGCCGCTTCTTGTTCGGAGAGCCAGGCACGGACAATCTTCTTGTTTTGGTATTTGATTTTGTTGGATTTAAATACAGCCTTTACCGCATCCAGCAGCTTCTTTTCATCATCATCAGTCGGAATGCAATCCATAGACGGTTCTGTGCCGACCGTGAAAGCAGTTTGGATGTTCACGATATCCTGTTCCAATGGAATGGAGATACGGTTCACCGGTTCAGTCTTATACTTTGCTTCGATTTCATAAGTCTTACCCGTTTTTTCATCGAAGTGCTTCTCTGCTTCTTTTTCAAGAACCTTTCTGTCCGGATATTTCTTTTTGTCAACCATGATTTCATGTCGTTCCGGATTCCAATCATCCCAAAGTTTGCAACGGTCGGGAAGTTCAGTCTTCCTACCTTTCTTCAGGTAGTTTATCTTCTGCCCGATGTCAGGCAATGCTAATATTTCTTCTAAATTCAATGGCATAGTTTATATTTTTAATGTGTGAATATTCCTGTTAAATCTTTCGGCTTCTGAATCTTACCAAGAAGCTCACCCAATACATAGTAACGTACAGCATCTATTCCGTGATTGTCATGGTCTTCCGGTTCGTTGATATAGTTCCCGTCCTTATCCTTTGCCCAAACATACTTTCTGAACTCGCTTTGCAAGTTGTACGAGCGTTTGGTTATATAAATCTCCATATCTTTCATTTTGTCAATTCCGGCATTGATAGAGCCTGCACCTTTCTCTACGGCATATATCTTGATTCCTCCGTTGTGTATCTCTTGAATCAAACGTGGGTCTGCGCTGTCAGCAATGACTTTCAATCCCCACGGGCGAAGAGTCTTGATGATGTCAGAAGAAAGCAATCCAGTACGGTAATCCACTTCATCCAAGTAAAGGGCGTTATCAACGATACCACAACGAATGGAAGCAGACGGGTCATGCGTATAACCGAAGTCTTGCCCGAAAGCAATTTTCTTTGCCCAAGCCGGGAACTCGTCAACAATTCCCCACTTCTTGAACACAGCACCTTCTGCAACGTCAGCCCACCGGCCGATAACCACATGAGCATACTTTTCAGGATTACTCACCTTCATATCTTCCACCTCTTTCAGGAACTCAGGAGAAAGGTTATCCAAGTTATCAAAATACGTAGTATGGATATGGAGCACATTCGGATGAGTGGAAATCTGAACCTGCACACCGTCAATCTCTACCAGCTTGTGAGTTTTCTCAATGTATTTCTTGTAGATGAAGTGATTGGAATCACATGGGTTCATTATAATGATAATCCGGTTCTGAATACCCTTCTTGCGAATGGAGAGCATTATCTTGTCGAACTCATCTTCGCTTGTCCACTCTTCCGCTTCATCGCAGACAAAAGTCGTAATGCCTTGAATGGATTTCAGTTTTGCTGTCTGGTTTCCGGAAGAAGTCTTGATACCCCGAAACATGATACGGCTCTTAGTCATCTTATTGACTATGTCCGTCTTTGTGGTCTTGAAATATTTCGTGGTACCGTCCAAATCTATCTTCTCCATCATTTCGGGGATGATAGACATACCGGCAGAAACCATCGTGTAACGGGTGTAAAGAATCTGATGAACTATTTTCTCTACGGGAGTCATTTCAAAAGTCAACCGCTCAATAAAGGTAGAAGCATTGAAAGACTTTCCCGAACCACGCCCACCGGTAATAAGAATTATAAATTTTTCCTTATCCTCGTATAATGGATGGTAAATTTCTTGAGGTACTATCATTTCAGCTTGTCTTTAATCCAAGAATCAATGTTGATGCCATGCTCTATGTCTGTTGGAATATCAGCGTCTTCATCTTGTTTGCGCTCAATCTTTCTCCAATCTTCATCATGGTGGTACAGCCAAACGGACATTGCTTGCAAATTAGGAGCCAACTCGCTTTCGCTTACTTGTAATTCATCTTCGCCCGTCAAATTCCCTTCTGAATCACGGAGCTTTCTTACCACGGTGCTTTTGGTTTTTATGCCACCGAGAGCCATTGCAAGGAATTTAGCCCTTACAGTGGCATTGATTGTCGCGCGCCCACGCGCTAAGACTTCGGATATTTCGGTGTACTCACTTTTCTTTTCGCAGAATGTTTGAGGCAAAATCCCTATGGCATAAGCAATTTCCTTGTCAGTGAATCCCTTTTTGGCATACGATTCCACGAGAGAAAGAAATTCCTCGCTTGTATAATCAAACTTAGGCTTTCTTCCTCCTTTACCTTTTCTATTTTGAGATTCACTATTGCTCATATTACTTCTTTAATTTTCCACATTTCTCACATTGTTCATACCTGAACTCAGAGAACATCACACTACCTTTCCAAACATAATGATGAACACAAAACAGGTTTTGCTTTAGAACATTCCTTATCCAAAGTATAAAATCGCCAATCATAATTTTAACCGTTATTGTTACCCATATAGACACGGCGAGAAATTGGCTTGTTTCCATAGACATCAACTCCTCTTTTTGAGAAATAGCTATCTATTTTCTCAGCATATCTTCCCATTATGGATTTCGTTCTATCCCTTATGTTTCTTTGTCTTGCAGAACCTAACCCGTATTGTCTTCCAGCGTTGTACATTATTCGTCTGGACTGCTGATATAACTGGCTATATGTTTTCTTTCTAACTCAGCTTTCCTCCCAATAATTAATCTATTCTTTCTACTTGTTCATCAAAAACTTCTCCCTTTATAAACTTCATATCTGGTTCATACCCGAACCTTTCGCAGAAAGCGGCTTTAGCTTCATAGGTATCAAAGGACAACACCACATAGGCATCCATGTTCTCGGCTTGCTTCTGTGCGTTTTCTTTCACCTGATGTTTGACCTCTTTCATGTGGGCAACCTTTTCGACACGTTCCAACTGCTTGGCGGCTTTATCGGCTTCTTTCTGTTCGGAAACTGGGACCATCATATCAGACAAAGCATCCGCAATAGAGTTTTCCTCTTCGGTCTGCAAAAGATAGTCGACACCAATCATATTCAAGTCTGCATCGGTCAGACCTGCATCTTTCCAGTCAATATCAGGAACAATACGGGCAAGAGCGTCAAAATCCCATGTCCCTTGTGTATTAGGGTTGTTCATTAGAATGTTTAACTCCTTTTCCTGCTGCTCGTCCACGTCTATGACATCGACACGAATGCGGTAGTCGTTATCGGGAAACTTTTGCAATTCGTCCATGACAGACAAACGCTGGTGCCCGCTGACTACGGTAAGACCAGTACGCTTGTTCACGACAATTCCACCGACTAAACCAAACTTCTTGATGCCACGTTTCAGTGTCTTACGTGATTCATCGGAAAGTTTTCGGGGATTATAATCCGCAAAGTGAATGGCAGAACGATTAAGTTCCACCGATTCACTCTTTATGTATTTTGATAATTCCATATTAGCCATTACTTAGACCGAAACCTCTCTGCCGAAGAGTATTCCTTTCGGCTCTTGCTATAAGATTATCACGAGATTGTTTTGCACGCCTGCTTGCAGCACTGCTACTCCATGTATTTTTTCTTCTCCAGTTAGCTTCGCTCAATCTTTCTGCCTGAGCATATATCTGTTCTCTTGTCTTTCTTTTTCTGACTCAGCAATCCTCCTTATTAATTTTGTTGATTATGATACTCCCAAAGCACTCTTTCAGCCATCGGGAAAACTCTGTAAATTCTCTGTAAATCTTGCGGGTAATTCTTCTCCATCCAAAGCATACAATCAAGATTGAAACCTACTCCCGAACTGGCTTTCAATGAATATCGAACTGGTTCGGGTAAATTGTGCTGCCTCATATAAGCAAGAATATCCTTTTGTGTCCAATCAGCCAAAGGATAAACCATACCGTTATTCTCGTAACCGTTTACCTCATACCCTTTCAACATAAGCCTACGATTCATACCATCAGCTTTTTTCATGCCCAAGAATGTATAATAAACTCCATGAGTAAGCTGCATAGCCTTTACCACATCTGCCAACTTCAATAGCTTTACTTTCGGATTTGGCACACAATACATACCGCCACGGAGAATATAAGTAAGATTCCAATGTGGTACTTGAACAAACTCTATTTTCGGATATTTGGCTTTAGTCCAGTTTATCCAACGGTTAATATGTTCCAAATTCTTGACAAAATACATGAACACGCAAACAATCCGGTCAAACTTCGGATAGACTAAATCAAGCAGAACAAGCGAATCTTTACCAAGTGATAAAAACAGTAAAGCCTCATTCGATTTTACCCGAATGAGGTCTATATATTGACTCGCTTGTTCTACTTTGTTCATAGCTAGCCACCACTTAAACCAAATGAAGTACGAAGATCACTGTAACGCTGTCTGCGTGATCCTAACTGTGTGGCACTTGCTGTACCTCTACGATTGGCAACCAATCTACCACCTGCCCCTGCACCATTCATATTTCTGCGAGGCCCGGCTACTCTGTTAATTCTTCTTGCGACTCTGCTTTCTAATTTTAAAAATTAAACAAATCAATCTATATGTTTTTCTAATATCTTGCCCAAAGTATAATTCATTTGTGCAGCAAGATATTCTTCGCCTTGATGTTCGTAAACAATATCATTACCGTTTTCATCTGTGAGAATAACAGCTTCTGCTGCTTTCACTTCAACGATAATATAAGGACGTTTACCTGTATATGCACCTGTCAGAAGCTTGATTGCATCGTACTTGATAGGCTTCAATTCTACCTCACCTTCTTCAGGCAGTTCTGCATCAGCCGGATATTCTTTACCGCCACATAGGTAAGTGATATACTTCTTAGCGTTAGTTGGTCTGATTTCACGGTATTCGTGGGTTTTCTTGCCTGCCAAGATTTCATCGAAATACTTCTGTTTGATGCTTAATGTAAGAATGTTCATAATCGTGTCATTTTTTTAATTAATACTCAATAGTTGCGGGGGGCTGAATCGAACAACCGACCTTCACCAAGTCAAAGTGAAAAGCTACCACTGCTACACCCCGCGATAGTACCCCAAAGGTACTACCACAACCAAAGATAACGAAATATCTTCAATCGTTATACACGACAATTGGCTTATTGTCGTGAACTAAGCCATTTATCCCGTCTTTCTCTACACGCCTCTAAGGTAGGCGCACAGCAAGAAAACAACTCACCGCTTTCAGTACGGTAGTCGTACTGGTACATTCTCACTCTTTTACCTCTCAACCTGGTGTTGTAGGTAGTGTAATTCTCTTTACCGGGTTGACATACGCTGCAACCGTTTTTGTTTATTGAGTTCATAAGCTAATCTATAAAAGTGTTATTGCAATATTCTTTCACTCTCTTTAAGTCAGGATAGCCACTTTTACAAACAATATCACCCACTATTGAATCATGCTTAATATGTCTGTCAAGATAGTCAATCAACCGTTGTGCTGCATCCTCTTTCGTAGCTGCCACAAATCCCATACCCGCAAAGTTGCCAACAAGCCATTCAGAAGTCACTGTCACACCTCTTTCGTCTGTGTATATGTGGTATTCTGAATTAGGTAAACTCTCTATCAATTCAATAATTTCTTTCGGTGTTACCATGTCAATCTATATTTATCGTTTCACATTCAATCTTTCTTCACTCGTATAAGCCACTACAAGCCCTGTTTCATCATGCTGTATGGTGATGTACTTTTCACCCCTCTCTATAGTAGAGAAGTCATAAGGGGTTACCATCTTACCCAATACCTTGCCCAGTTGCTTCATCAGTGGGGCTTCAGGGCTGATAACTAAAACTAAATCCGCTTTCATAATCGTGTATATTGTGATGCCCGAAAGCTACCGGATTAGGACTTAAAATAATCAAAATATATATTCACCTGTTTGTTTGTCATAGACACCTATTAAACCGTCTTTATACTTTTTACGGTAATTTTCATAATGTCTTGTTATGATTTTAAGAGAATTAGAATCTTTCACAAATACACCGTTAAGCTCTAAATAATACCGTTTCATAATCTTCTATATTGCGCAGGGCTTTCGCCCTGCTGGTTAAACTCAGTTTATTTCGTAATAAGGTTGCTCGCCTCTAATAACTCTCTTTGCATCTGCAATGCTATCATACAGCTTTGATTCGTCATTATCTATGATTACAAATTCTTGATGAAAGCCATCTTCAAACACTGTTATTATGTGACCTTTGTAACTTACTTCTCTGATGATATTCTTTGCTTTCATTATCGTATATCTTTTAATTGTTATTACTTCGTTTCTGATGATGCAAAGATAGTATATTATGTAACAAATAATACTATTTATATAGTTAATAAATTATAAAAGTATTATTTTATGTAACATATAATAATTATATAAGTATATTTGCATCATGGAAAAGGAAGATAAAAGAAGAGTTATACACGTAGAAATGAAAGCAACTGGTAAGCATAGGTACTTTGCTTCACCTGCTGCCATCTATGATGTATTTTCAAGTCAAGAACTTGGAATTGCCCGGCAGTCACTTCTGAACTACTGGCAAAAGACGGAAGAACCTTATGAGAATGCTATTTGCGTAATCAGAAAAGGAGAGTTAGAACGAAAAACTAAAAATAAGAAAGGAGATATAAATGAGACAAATTACATTAATCCAGGGTGAAAAAGATTCGGGTAAATCTAAATTTATTCACGAAAAACTCAAAGAAATAGAATCGGAAGTCGAAGTTATAGAAACTGTTAATAAGGGGGATTGGAATACCGAAATCTACATTGTCAGAAATAAAAATTCCAACGACATTATTATCCTAAATTCCGGCTCAGATATGAAGTGTATTATTAGCGCATTTGGAGCTGTTTTAAGTAAATACCCAACAGTTGCATCTATATTCACAGCTATTAGACCTTACAATAATAACCCCAAGTTGCATACTTGGATGAAATCAGAGCTTCATATAACTGAGCAAGATAAAGTCACTACTATTGATTTAGATAAGCCAAAGCATTAAACTCCGGCTTACTCATTGATAACCTCATTAAAAGCAATAAAGGCGCACCAAAACGATGCGCCTTCTGTTGTCAATTAGTTCTTAATTTTATATCAGAGCCTCACGGCTAGAATATCAGAATCTGACAGCTTCCATTCTTCTGAGAAGATTATTATATCTCTCTTGTATAAGAGCTCTTTGTTTATCGGAAGCAGTTACAATCTTTCCCTTATATTTCCGCATGACAGATTCATTCATGCCAATTTCCTTTGCAAACTTACTGGCATTTATGAAAGGAAATGCCTCGAAGAATCCGCTTAAATCATATACGTAATCAACAGAATACCCAGACTTATACCACACAGGAAAGTCTCCATGTTTTTCTTTATAATATTCAGCCTGCTCTTCAAGTACGGACATAAAATCATCTTTCGCTTCCTGCTCTGTAAGCCCAAAACCGTACGCTCCGTTCACATCCTCCGAATATACGGAAATACCCCCATCATTCGCCTTTTCAATAATTGCCTTAATCTTCTTCATAATCGTGTATTTTAAATTCGTCAATTAAAGCACCCACCGAAGTGGGTGCAGTCCTTTCACTTCTTTAACCCTGCCTTTTTCAACATACTGTCAAGAGTACCATTGGGTATCTCTTGAGACTGATGTCTGCCAACAGGAATAAAGTAGTCAAAGTCGGGATGAACATATTTATAATGTTTCTTTCCCTTTTTGATTGTCCAGCCAGCTGATTCAATCAATTTGTAAAACTCTGAATACTTCATAAAATCAAAGAACATTTTTAATTGACACTACAAAAGTAACATATTTGTTACAATAAAACAAGCAAAGATGAAGAAAGAAATAACATATTTGTTACTTTTAACACCGTGTACACATAACAAAAGCCGGATCACTAAACTCCGGCTCATTAATTGATTAGCCCTTTGAATTTCAACCGATTTACGATTTCGGTGTAAAGATACTCTATATCCCCGCTGAAATCCCCATAGTTCTGATAGAGAAACACGACATCAGCGCAGTTGTCGGAAATTGTACTCTTGGACTGAACCCCAAGTACCCTTGACATCTCTTCGCGTAACCCAGCTGTCATTTTCCCACCGGCAAGCGAACTTGGAGAAAACAGGTACAGGATAATGAAGATGAACTTCTTCCGCTGGGTAACACTATCAATACAAGGGGGAAGACTTCTGCTATTCAATAGCTCAACGAAGATTTTATAGATATCCCTAATAAGGCTTTTATCTCTCAAAATCGGTGAAGCTAAGGTATTTTCTTCCTCTGAAAGTTCTGATTTCTCAATTCTAATCTTTTTAAGGCGAATTATTTTGTTAAAATCCAGTTCCATAACACGATTATTTTAAAAGTAAATAGTATATTTGCATCATAATCGTGTAAGGAAGAGCTGATTCATGGTCGTGCGTGGGTTGGCTCTTTTTCATTTTTCCCCATTCGTGCTGACGAATGGTTTCTTTTCCAAATCATAGCAAGTGATATATACCCGTTTCCCATTAACATCACATAGAGCAAGGGCATATCCTTTCTCTAGTATTTTAACCGGCTGATTGTCGCAATAGACAGTACTTCCAACCGGAACTCTTATAAAATGACGTACTATCATTTGATTATCTTTAGCTTGTTATACCAGCGTGAAGAAAAAGGGAACCACCCGATTAAGAATGATTCCCCGAAAATGGTTACTTTGTATAGTTTGCTCATGGATTTTTCTTTTTCAAATTAGACATCACACATTTAATCACTTCATAAATGAAAATAGCAAGAAAAATAGTAGTCCATGGATATTGGTTTATCAGTTCATAAAAATCTCTCATAGTTTTACCTCCTTCCACTCACTTTCTATAATCACATGTTCACACTTATTACACCTATGCAAATAAGTTGGGAATGGTGCCGTTGTATAGTCCTCAACAGCTATTTCTATACTGCCACATTCCGGACATTCTATCTTTACCTCTTTGATACTGGGATAATCCCAAAAGGATAATTTGCCTTTCACGTCCTCAATTGGATTTTCGTAGAGAATAGGGTTAGCTAGTACCCAGTTATAAACTCCTTTCTCTGCCCAGATGGAAGGATGGTTTTGTACACAGTCTATTATCTCGACGCTTCCGATTATGGAGCCTGTACAAAAACTAAAATCTTTCCACTCTTTGTTTTCCGGTAATGCCAATAACTGCTCATTGGTAAGTATTGAATCATAGAAATTATCATAATTCAAAGGTTTACCGCTTGAATGAATCAGTACCCTCTGCCCTAAGTATTTCTTAGGGCAGCTCCAAGTACGGTTCTCAATGTCTTTAATACCATGGACTATCAAAGAGGCCCACGGCTGTTTTATGGTTATTGCTTTCATTTTTTATTGTTGTTCTTTAATATATCATCGAAAGACGGAATAGGAAGCCATGCCAACACGATACTGTTTCCGTGAGTCCATATTCCCTTTATATCTAAATTGTTGCTTCTACGAAACGTTTCTTTTTGAATATATGGTACGCCATAACCCATTGTCAAAACGAAGATTTTTTGTTCTTCTTCCGGCAACCTTTCTTTAACGTTAATCCAAGGCGATTGCTTTGACTGCCACTCTGCACCACATTGAAAATCTTCCATACTATCAGCATGACGTGAAACGTAGGTATCCGCGTCAACTTCTTTCAGAACGTCTTTTCTGAACTTCGTTTTATTAGTAGCATAATCGTATGCTGCTTCTTCTACTGTCTGTTTCATATCTCTCCTTTCCACCTATCCTAGCAGCATATACATTGCTACTAGGCATAGGTAATAAATTGTTGTTTTACTCATTTCTAATTTATTTTTGAATTAAAAGGCACGCCTCCGAAGAAATCCAAACTGTCATATTTAAAACTTTATCATAGAAAATGGAGAACGTACCCAGATTATTACTATTTTTGCTTCGCCACATTTAAAACTTATTATTATGAAAATTAGCGAAATCATTAGTGCTATGTCTACTGCTATTATTCCGATAGTAGCAAAAGGCACACCAGAAAGCATGATTTTTGCAGCTGGGGTGCAACCATTATTATCGACAGCTATTGATTCTATTCTTCTTGACATATTCCAAAAAGGTGTCACAAAGAAAGAAACAATAAGGTTAGGTATATCTTACATGTCAGCTGTAAATCAAGTTAATGAAAATATGAAGAATAACATTCCATTTAGGCAAGATGATATGTTTGTCTCTTCTAATATGAATTATTCAGATGCTAGCGATGTGATAGAAGCTACCATAAATAGTATCATGCTTGATTCGGAACATAAAAAATCTGAATTTTATGGTTATTTTATTGCTAATTTAGGATTCTCTCCAGAAGTAGATTACACAAATGCTCTTTATATGCAAAATATTATTAAGCAACTATCTTTCAATCAACTATGTATTATTAGGTACTTTCAAAGTTGCGCTATTTTAGATTTGTCTAACTGTACCAAATACATTGAGAATTCAGGAGATATAAAATCAATGGAAATATATTTTGGAATTAAAGAGCTCATTCGTCTTAATCTACTCAAAAGGCATCCTCCTTATACCCTAGGAGTTGACATGCAGAACCATTCATTAAATGTTAACGGACAATTAATTTGTAAGATGTTGAGTTTGCATAAAATTGATATTGATAGCATAAACGCAGTTGATAATATTTTCAAAAAAATGGGTGTAAAAAAACTTTAGATTATATCCAAATATTCTAGGATACTATTTTCTGTACAGGAGAATACAGTCCCATCCGGTGGACTAACAATATATTCTTCTGGATAAACTTTATCTTCATTTCAGTTCCGTTATACGTTAATTGGTAGTTTCATAAAACACATCCATATTGTTTTGCTCTGCCTTCCGGTGGTATGCCCAAATAGAGGTTTAAAAGGGATAACAGACAATACATCCACTGTTTTTATTTCACTCTCGTTCCATTTGAATACAAGAGTGCCGTAAGGCTTCAAGACGCGCATACACTCAGTAAATCCATCGTGTATGAGTGACTGCCAGTCTTTCGGCAGTTTTCCGTACTTTTTAGCCATCCATGAGGTTGCACCAAGTGTTTTCAGGTGCGGTGGGTCGAACACCACCATGTAGAAAGAATTGTCTTCAAATGGAAGGTTGGTGAAATCGGCTATTACATCCGGCTTTATTTCTATGATTCTTGTCTTACCCCTGTCCTTGGCCGTAAGTGTTTCCGAACGTTTGTCAACAAATAAGGCAAGAGGATTATATTTGTCAAACCAAAACATTCTACTGCCACAACAGGCATCTAATATAAGTTTTCCATTTTCCATTAAGCTATTTCTTTTGATTTCTTCAATCTCAACTTTCTCAATACTTTGCAAAGTGCTTCAGTATTTTTTCTCGCTTGTGTAACCTCCACCGCATTCCCGATAAATTTCTTTTGGTCAGCTTGTGTGCCTATTAAAACATAATCTTCAGGGAATCCCATAATCTTTTTGAGTTCCGGAATGCGAAGCATCCGCATTTTAATATCCACTATGCCATACAGTGCCATGAACTCCTTTATCTTCACGGTCATAGGACTATCATTGTCGTAGATTTCAATCGCTACCTGACCGCTTTCTGTTGCTACCAGATAGGGCGGCATCTTATCCATGCGGGCTATTAATGTGAAGCAGGGGCTATCAACAGAGCCGCCAGCACTGTTGAACTGTGGATTCATCAGATAGTGCCATTTCCTGTTTGCGGTAATGGTCTGGGAGGGTTCCTCTATACTGCTACCTACATTTGAGAATGCAGTATTCATTATCCACGGCTGGCATGTTACCAAGTTTTGTTTCGGTGTTGTGGTAACAGCCGGGCATGGCGAGTTTATATCAGACACCTGACCACCTCCAGAATATTGATTCATAAAAAATGGAGATACAAGGGAAAGTCTGTCTTTAGTCAGAAGTGTAGGACAAGGCTGATTAATATCCTTTCCTGTATCCTTAAAGTTATAAGAACACATAAATCGGCTTTCAATTAAAGCCATCCTGTCCTTCGTTGTGACCGTTGGAGCTGGAAGGTCTACCGAATGATTATGTCCATTTCCATAATAAGCAGAAACAAAAACATGGTGGTCTTTGCAGGTGATTGCACCTGCCGGTTCTTCTACAGACACATTCTTGCTTTCGGGATGTCCGCTGAACTGTTTGGAGAGGAAACTTACCTGTACCTTTGCAAAGCGGTTTTCAGTAGTCAACACTCCGCATGGTTCATCAACTGATTTGCATGTGTCTTGAGGGCGAACCGTATTGTAACGGGAAAGGAAAGCATCCTTTCCTCCGGCTACAAACTTGATAAGTCCAGCATAGATACGTTCAAGCGTTTTCTCTGCAAGAGGCTTTTCCCTGAAGATGGTAGTTCCTTCATCAGAGAAATCAAGCACATCTTTTACCGGCTTCCACTTCTCCAGCCGCGAGAACATATCTTGCCTACCACCTTTACAGTGGGTCGGTTCTGGGAATACTATCGGCAAGTTCTTTTTAGCAAAGATGCCGAAGAAGCGTTTTCTTGTGGTGTAGGCACCGAAGTCGGCAGCATTTAAGATGCGGTGCTCAAAGTTGTAACCGTACTTCTTGACATTGCGCACCCACTTTTGATAAAGCCGGCCTTTGTCCATGCTGATAGGTTTCCCATTCTCATCCATATCTCCCCATGACATAAACTCTTCTACATTTTCAATCTGAATGTAGTCAGGGTCTATAACATCAATATAACGGAAGAGATGTTCTGCCAACGTTCGGCTGTCGGCATCTCTCGGCTGACCGCCTTTGGCTTTCGAGAAGTTGGTACACTCCAAAGAAGCATGAAGCATTATCATGGCATCAGGGTATAGCTGACGGATACGTTCTACAATAGTGCTTATCGGGGAAAGTTCCAGTGTACGGATATCCTCAATAAAGTGAAGTGCATCAGGGATATTGGCATCATGTGAAAGGATGGCATTCTTGTCATGGTTCACACAGCAAACAACCTTTCCACATCTATTTCCATCCAATCGTGCTTCTTCCACACCTTCGGACAAACCGCCGGCGCCACAAAAGAGATCAATAACAAATAGTTCTATATCGGACAGACCTTCAATGGATTTTAAGATATTTTTCTGCGATTTCATAACTTCTCCTTTTTAAACAGGTGGCTGAACGCATTATCCAAATCCAAGTCTAGATTCAGTTTGGACGGGAAAGATTTAATGTATTCGTACATCTTATAAGCGAGGTTGTCATCATCACCGCATCTGTCAATCAGTGTGAGCAACATGGCGTTCACCATGTCAGAATCATTGCCGAAGTTTTCCTGAGTGGATTCGCTGCAATGATTCACATCACTTTTCAATCTCTTTATCGCGGCTATGGCTGTGTTGAAGTTTCTTTTTGAATCGTGTCTGAGTTCAAAGCCTTCTTTCTTATATTGCTGCTGCATTTCTAGAAGGTTGGTTTCTAAAACGTCCGTGAGGACAAATACGATGTTGGTTATCGTATTCAGTTTGTCTGTTCCTTGCATAATCGTGTATTCTTATTTCTAATTCGAATGAATCCCCTTCGTTCTGTTTCTTCTAACAGTGGAAAGTCTTCATTCTTGATTTCACATTCTGTTTCGTAGTTCACGGAAGTATAACTTGGGATATTGAACTTTTTCCGGATTCTTACGATAACATCCGGATTTCTTGTTACCCAGTAAACGGTTATTCTCATGGTGATATCAGCATTTTTCTAGCTTCCTCATCTCCTGCATCAGCACGGTGCTTGATTTCAATGTACTCAGCATAAGAGATTCTGTTATTTCCACGCTCCTCTATCTCTTTTTCACGTTGGTTTCTGTATCGTTCACGCTCTTTCCGTTCAATATCTTTCCGACGTTCAGAAACGTAGTCCAGCATCGCACTTGTTATTTTCAATGGATCTATTGAACCGTAGAACCGCCCATACTTCCCTGACTTAAACCGTGCTATGAAAAAACAGATTTCAGCGGCATTTATATAATAATACTCCGAAAGGAATATCTCCGATAGTTCAGAAAGTTGCTCTTTCGCTATCTTGGTTGAAACTTCTGCAAAGTCATTCAATGAGCCAAATTGTATCTTTAGCCATTCTATCGGTGTTTCATCCCCATAAGTAGAAGACAATAGCCCTAAACTCGGAATGCTGTCATTCAACGCCAGTTCTGAATGGGTTGCATTACATCTGACAAGTTTGAACTGCAAATCAGGGTTGTAATCAAGAATGAATTGTGCAGGATCGGGATATTTATTCAATAACGCCCTCTGCTTCAAGTTCCTTTCTCTTTTTTGCGGCAGCTTCTCTAACGGTTGTAGCGACTGCAAGAACTGAATCACGTTTTCGCTGCTCGCTATCCTGTTGATTTTTACTAAGTCTTGTCCCATTATAGTTTCCTTCCAATATTTTAGTAAAGTTTGCTTGTTTGAAAATCCAATCAAAGTCGCATTTCCAATTGCGGTCATTAGCTCCAAGTAAGAACGGGGATTGAAGAATGAGATTGAAAACACTCCTCACTGACTCTTTCCCATATTGGGCTATCCGGGCTTTTACAGCCTTTTTTCTCACATCAGTCATTGATCTTATCTGCTGGAGTCTGTCTTTGAATGTGGTATTATAGTATTCCATCAATCCGCTGTAATCAATCTTTTCAGAGGGGGAGGGCGAAGAAAGCTTGTCTTTCTTTGATACTCCGTCAGGAGTATTTTCTTTCTTTTGATGTAGAGATATATCTATATACTCTCTTTCTTCTTTCTTTGTATTTGTGCCCTCTGTGTGCCCTGATTTTTGTAAAAGTTCGGATTGCGGTAGATTGTTGTTCATGGACTGTGCCCCAAGTTGTGCCCTTAGTTGTGCCCATTCGTGTCTTAATTCATTGATTTCCTTTTCAATACCTGTGCCCTTACCTGTGCCCTTGGTTGTGCCCATTGGATTATATTCTTCATATTTACATAAGGTTATAAGGTTCATTCCTTGATTGCACTCAACAGTTATCATACCTTTCTTTCTAAGATGCACAAGAAAGGAACGCACCTTCTTTTCAGACCATTTCCAACGCTGTGACAGAAATCTTATGGATGCAGGATATTGACCTCTTGAATAAGAGATTTCTCGACCTCCGATACTCTCCTTTCGGGGCGTTGCCTCAAATCGTGCAGACTGAATTAAGTCTAGCCACGCTTCGCAACTGCTAAAAGTACGGGCTTCATTCCACATTTCATTCGAGAAAAACCTGCGGCTTAGCCTCAAAAATCCTTCGTCCATAGTCTTAGAATCTCACGTTAGTTAATTGCCTTCCGTTAGAAAATACAGCCCACTTACCATTACCGCTATCAAACAATCGTAAATCCGACACCTCTCCGAAACGTTTGATGTTACCGCATAAATCCACAATCCATCCACATTCTTTAGAAGGATGCGGGCGGATGGCACGACCGACTATCTGATACCACATGGCAAGTGACATTGTAGGACGTGCCATAACGACTGTATCAAGTTCCGGATAGTCAAAGCCAGTCGTAAGTACACCCACATTAGCTACTACCGGAATTTCACCAGCTTTGAACGCCTCAAGAATATGTTCACGTTCTTTCTTAGGAGTATCACCTGAAACGATAGCGCAACCGGGTATTGACATCGTTAACCGTTCCGCTTCTTTCAAAAAACGGGTAAAGACCAAAATACCCTTCCGTTTTCCTCCGGCTTTGGGATTCATCAGCCTTTGGACGATATGAACGAGATAACCGTAGAAGTCTATCCGTTCATATTCTTTTTGAACTGACCTATCCGTATAGTCGGCACCAGTAGTATTTACTTTCAAGTTAAGTTCATTCCACCCTGAAGGATTCATTGAATAGTAATCCAACTTCGCCAAGTAGCCCATATCTAATAGGGTTGATACCTGTACATGATAAATGACCTCTGAAAAGACATGAGGTTTTGTCCGAGTGATAAATTTCAGCATGGAGCCGAAATCACGACTGGAGCTTAAACGGTATGGCGTTGCTGTCAGTCCAAGAACCTTACACTTCACCGCATCAAAAAAATCTTTGTACATACCCTCTTTAGGGTTAACAAGGTGGCATTCGTCCACGATGATGTTCTTGAAATGGGTGAACAGTTCGGGATGATTCTTCACACTGCCGATGGTGGCGAATGTTATCCGGCTTATTTCTTTTGAGTTAAAGGATGCAGAATAGATGCTGCAATCAAGAATACCGTATGAACAGAGTTTCTTGAAATTCTGTTCGAGTATTTCCTTCGAGGGCTGGAACACCAAGGTATGACCGTCAAGCCTTGCGGCTATATCCGCTATGATAAGCGACTTTCCGCTGCCCGTAGGTAACACCATAATGGCATTTGTTTTCTTCGCCTTATTGTTAAAGAAAGAAACGGCAGCATCAGAGGCTTTCTGTTGGTAATCTCTCAAACGGAATTGCATTTTCTCAATAAGTATTTGATTAATAATTCTTCATTTCTATTATTTCTCCTAAAGTTCTGCCATGCGGCTCCATAACTAAGATTATGCTTTTCGCAAAATTCAGAAAGAGAATACCGATTGCCATCAATATGTATATATACAGTATTAGTTCGGTTTCTAACCTGCTCTTTTCTGGTAGCCCATTTACAGTTTTCAGGAGAATAATTTCCGTTTACATCTTTTCTATCAATAGTAAGCCCTTTTTGATAACCACTATTCAAAGCCCAATTAACAAACGACTCAGGATTATTTTTCCATTCTTCACAGATACCTATTCCCCTGCCTCCATAATTTTTATAGCTTGAATGTTTAGGTGAATAGCATCGTTCTTTCATACATCTAAAAATCCTATAAATATCAGTTCTTGACAAACCGTGCCTATAATTATACTTAGTGATTCTATCTTTTGTTTTACACCCACAACTTTTTGATGTTCCATTTCGTAATCCATAAGCACTAACAGAATGAATAGAACCACAATCACATTGACAGATATAATAAGATTTAATTCCTTTATGGTCTAATCTATCCAAATCCTTATGCAATACAAGCCATCTACCGAACTTATGTCCTGACAAATCAGGCATCTTATTACATGATTTTTTATAACTCATAACCCTTTCTCCTTTCGTAACTTCTTATTAAGTGCTTTGTAATACTTGATTAGCTGTTCGTACTCAAAATCAGTCATTT